CTTATCGCCCCGATATTGTCGTTAATCCATTTAACAAACCTATCCCAAGCGTCTCCCACAAGGGACGATATTCCACCCAAGTTATCTTTCACCCAGCCGACAAAACTATCCCAGCTCTTGCCAATCAGGGAGCCGATATTGCCCAAATTATCCGATATCCAGCCAACAAAGCCACTCCACGCATCGCCAATCAATTCGCCTATTTTGCCCATGTTATCTTCAACCCACCCAATAAACCCGCTCCACGCATCTCCAATAAGCTCCCCAACTTTCCCGAGGTTACTACTAACCCAATCAACAAAACCATTCCAAGCATCTCCCAAAGCCTTGCCTATTCCGCCGAAAGTGTCATTAACCCACTTGACGAATCCGTCCCACGCATCCCCAAGAAGCTTGCCTATCCCTCCCAAATTATCATTGACCCACTTTACAAAACCATCCCACGCCTCTCCGACCCACTTAGAAACTCCGCCAAAAGTATCCGACAACCACTTGCCGAAATTATTTAGCGCCTTAACAATTTCTTCCCGACCTTCTTCTGTCAAGAGATTGCTCAGAAAATCCCCCAAGACGCCTCCGAGAACAAACCCGACCGCCATGCCCACAGGCCCGCCAAGAGCGCCAATTGCTCCTCCCACAACACGCCCAACCGTGGCTCCAGCAATCTTGCCAGCCAACTGACCAAGTAGCCCGCCCAATAATTGCCCACCCATCCTACCTAACACAAATCCGGCGACTGTTGTAAGAATCGCCGTAAGAGTCGCAACCCAATCTCCCTTAGCCACCTTCAGCAGGAATGGGGCAAGCGCCCGGTTCAAAGCAATCGCCACAGGAAGCATCAATAGCAGAAACGGCCTCAACAACAGCCCAATAAAGTCAAGAAACGGCTTAAGGAATAAGCCAATTATTGTTTCAAGCAACTTGAGAGATGCCTTGAAATATCCACTAAACTCGGTAATAGAACTAATAACCTTCTTAACCAACTCATAGATGCCTATCCCAAGGGCCACAGCTTTCGCAATAAACCCGGTCCCTCGAGCAAAACGCCTAATTTTACCAACCCATCCACCGCCCCTATCTGTAGTTCTAGCTCTGTCCCCCCTACCCCTCGTCCTCATAAATCGAGATAGCATCCCATTCATCGCCGCCAATTGCGTGCCGATTTTAGTAAGTAAGTCCACTACGCGGTAATCTGCAATAGGTCTCGCAGAACCGGCATCTCCTCGACCAACGCCTTTAATCGCCTTCCCAAAGGCTTTCTGGAAAGACTCGCTAAGCTTATCAGTAATGTCCCTCAAAGACCGGGAGTCAATATCCAAAGTTATGGTGAGCCTGTAATCCCGCTGGCTCATATCCCCCTACCCATCCCCTTCAACGCCTTCCCTATTATATTTACAATATTTGTCTCTTTCCACAAATATAGACCCACCTCAAGCACCTTAGACAAAGTATAAACCCCAACCTTATCCACGTCCTCAACCGTCCATCCAAACAAGAGGCCGGCCAATGCGTATGGGACGTATTTCATGTATTCTGGATCGGATAATAGTTCTTCAGCCTCCGCCCGCAAAGAGTGCAGGAAAGGGATTCAACTCCATCGCCCTCTCCGCCAACTTATTATAAATAGCCTGCGGCAAACCATCAACGGAGCCAAACTCCCCAAAATTCTCAACGCTTCTCTTAACCAATTCATAGGAGTATCCCACGATATCAAAGTCTATCACAGGAGGCTCCCCCACCACAGTCCGCACCTTGCCCTGATTTCCCAGACCGGCCCTAACAACTTCAAGGTAATCCTTCACAACTAACTCCCTCACCCAGAACTCATACTTTACCCCATCATACTCCACTTCAACTTTCTCCCGTCTCAGATTCGGCATCCCCATCCACCACCACACCACAACTATCCCCGCAATTTAAGCATATCTTTCGGCCACATCCCAGACACTCATATATCGCCTCACCCTTCTTACATATGTCGCAAATCATGGATGAGACCCCACGTTATTTATTGCCTGAATGTTAGTAAGGCCCTGCATCAGTATCGGCACCTCCTCGACCACCAAGGCATTAGGCTCAAGACCGACAGTATGCTCGCCATATCCTATGGTGTCAAAGTTGAATATGATTTGGTGGGTCGAAGAAAAGTTGAAAACCAGCTTGCCCGTAGCTGTCGTATTCCTCAGCCTGTCAAGGAATGTCCTATCCTTCATGGTAACCGATATACGGCCCGCAGGGTCAAAGTTCTGCCAAACAGCAGAAGAGGGCCTAATATCCCCCAACCCCCAAACCATCAAAGCGTTATTCGCAATAGTCAAATCAAAGCTCTGAACCTCGGCCACAGCCGTCCCCGCAGGTATTTCAAGAGTCCCGTGCTGGAAGACCATAGGGTCGAAGACATCAACAATCCCGGTTCCCAAAGTCCCAGAAGCCTCATCGGCATATAAGACATCCAGCCTACACCTAACCAACTCATTGACCGAGGCCGTCAAAGAAAACGTATTCACAACAGCACCACGCAAAAGCCTCACAACATTAGCCCCGCTCCCCTGAAAAGCCGCCTCGATCTCCATACTCACAGGAAGGTTAGCAATAGTGTATGTGTGAGTATATGGCCCTGTCCCGGTTGTTGCTACCGACCCCATAACGGCCCTAAACAGCCAAGGGTTGGACAAGAAGAAGTCAAAACTCGCCGTCCCCTCAAACGCCTTAAACGCGATATGTCTCGACGGCCTAGAGCCAAGCTCGTATATCTTCTCCGGGTTCTCGTTCCTCGTGATGGATGATACTCGCTGTCCACGACCAAAGACCTTATCTCTTGTGGTCGCTCCCCCCTTGAAAGTGGACTCCCAGCCATACTTGACGTATCCAAATAAGCCAGTCCTCGCCGTCATGACCGACGACATTACCTACCCCTCTTCAACTTACTCCCCGCCATCTTATAAATCTTGGACAATTCCCTCGCCAAGATAGGCTCAAGGAAAATGATTACCCGATGCTCATAGTTATCCATCTCATCCAAGACATAGTCATCTCTCTCCCCAAATCCGATTTTTTCAAGAAACACGGTCTTAAAGACGTGGTGCAACCATTCGTGGACAACGGTACTAAAATCCGTCTTCTCCTTAAACCTCACCTCCATAGCCGCATACTCCGCCTCATACCCGGATGCATCAATTTTCTTCACATTGGGCATCGGGATCTTACAGATGTCGCACAGCAGGAATAGGGCCAGCTTCGCCTCTTCAAAGCTTAACTCTTTTCTCGATTTCAAACCACTCCACCTCCAAGAGCTGGGAATAGATGCCCCGCTCAATATCGCTCCTATCCACCTGCCTCGCTATGCGGACATTCAGCATCAGCCTACCGCCAACATCCCAATTCTCCTTACTACGCAACACTTCCCTCAGCTTTTCCGTTATCTCCCTAACCCTCGCCCTCGACTCGGCAGTCCTAATAGACACGCCTAAAGTAATGTATCTAACAAACTCCATCCCGCCAATACCCAGAAACTCGTCCCTCTCCGTAGCTCCCTCAATGATCAAATAGTCCCCGACCCGCAAATCAATATTCTTATACTCGTAGGCCCGTATCACGGTAACGCTAAGGCTAGACCAATTAACCGCCGAGGTTATCATGGTATAAAATTGCTCAATGGGGTCATAGGTCGCCGCCACTACTGACCACCTCCCTCAGAGCATCCCTAGCATAAAACCTCCCCTCGTACCCCTCCTTTTCAATCTTTTTAACAATCCGCCAAGCCGATTTCTCCGCCAATTCTCCTACCTCCTTCTTCTTAACATACACCCAATTAAGTATAGCATCGTAGGGAGGCCTGTGAGGAATACAACCCATCTCTAAAACCAAACTATAAGGCGCTTCGTTTCTTACAAACCCCGAATCCCCTTCAACCACCACATCAAAGGAGTTGTAGAGATAGCCCGTCGCAATCGCATCCCTTTCCTCGAGATTTTCCTTCATCAACTCAACCAACCTATCCCCAACTACCCGTATCACATCCTCAAAGAACCGCCTATTATCTTCCTTTGAAACACTAACTCGTATCAACAACCAACACTTCCCTATACCTGTCCAATATTTCATGCGCCTTCTCACGCCACATAGACACCTTGTTAGTTGCATTCACGATATTGTTGGCCCCCTCTGGAAGCAGTATAGTCCAATCCCCACTCTCGATAATATGACACAGCACAAGCAGGGAAGTAGCATACTTTATATCTCCCGGCACAACCCCACCGCCATACCTATACCTTACCCTAACCATCGGCCCCTCAAACCTCCCATAGGAAAAGAAACGCCTCAAATAAATTATTCCGCCATCATAGTTTACCCAGAAGTCCTCGCCTTCAATCTTGCTACCCAGCCATTCCTGAAAACCGTTACCGTCAAACACCTGCAAACTATCCCCTTTATCTATGTCAAACGACAACACCTTGCGCCTATTGAGGAAGACAGAATTGCCGAAAATCGAGA